GCCCTTGCTAGAAGAATTTCAGTTTCTAAGACTTTACAAGACTTATCAAGTTTCGGTATGAAATACGATGATATGATTATCCGTAACTCACAAGCGATAGGTTTAATGGAAGACAAAGTAGGTTTCGGTCAAATGAATCCATTAGGATATGATAATGAAGACTATTGGTACCCATTTGCAGCCTTATCAATGGCTGATACAACATTAAGGAAAAGTATAAGCTTCTTTGACCAAGATTATATTAAGAAAAGAGATGAATTAAGAAATTTCGCTCTACAAGATGAGGTTGAAGAAATATTAGATACAATGTGTGATGAGTGTATTGTATATGATACTAAAAATTTCTTCTGTCAACCTGATGTAATGTCAATGACAAACGTTAAAGAAGACGTTAAAAAAGAATTAAATAAATCATTTAATAATATTTATAATTACTTTGGTTTTAATCAAGACCAATCTGCTTGGTTCTATTTCCGTAAATGGTTAATAGATGGTTATTTAGCATTTGAAATTATTTATAATGATAGACAAGATGAGATTATAGGTTTTAAAGAATTAGACCCAGTATCATTAGTACCAGGTATCGATAAGACTACTAATAAAAAGATTTGGTATCAATATAAAGATAATCCAGCTAAAGAAAGAAAGATATTTGATTCACAGTTAATATACCTTTCATATGGTTCAGTAAGTACAGCTTCTAGAATTTCTTACGTTGAAAGATTAGTAAGGTCATTCAACTTAATGAGAATCATGGAAACAACTAGAGTTATATGGGCTGTAATGAACTCGTCATATAGATTAAAATTTATTATTCCAGTAGGTGGTAAATCTAAAACAAGAGCTAAACAATCATTAGCACAATTAATGAACAACTATCGTGAGGTAGTTGATTTTGATTATGGTTCTGGTACTCTTAAAGTAGATGGTAAACCTATGATGGCATTTAATAAAGAATATTGGTTACCATCTAAAGAAGGTGAACAACCTGAAATTGAAACATTAGGAGGTGATGGTCCTGACTTTAATGATACTGATTCATTAAAATACTTTGCTGATAAACTAAAAATGGCATCAAAAATTCCTTTCAGTAGATTTGATAAGGATAGTCCAGCAACATATGAAATGTCTGCTGAAGGTTTAATCAGAGAAGAAATTAAGTTTGAAAAATTCGTAAATAGATTACGTTCTACATTCCAAGAATTATTAGTTAAACCATTATATTTACAAATGTGTATCAAGTTTCCTCATTTAAAAAATGATGCAAACTTTAAAACTCATATATCTTTACAATTCAACGCAGATAATATGTTTGCTGAATTAAAAGAAATGGAAATTTATCAAAAGCGTGTTGATTTTATTTCATCATTAAAAGATTCATTAGTTGAACAAGACGCAGACATGAATGAACAACCATATTTCGATTTAGAGTTCTTAATTGAAAGATTTTTAAAGATGGACCAAGCTGACATGGATAAAAATAAAGAGATTAAAGAACGCAAAGCCAAAGAGAAAAAGAAGAAGGGCGGTTCAGGAGAAGGCGGTGGCAGTAACGTTGACTTAGGTTTCTAAGATTTTCCAGGAAATCACAAATATATAAAAAAAATATAGATACGTAAATGTCAAATAATGGAAGGCTTTTAACAGAAAATGGTTTAGAACAATTAGACCGTTTAAAAAATGCTGCTAAGTCATTACTTGTATTAGAACGTTCATCTGAAACATTAGGATTTACCAAAGACACAGACGGTAGTTATGTTTTAGAAGGAATATTCGGTGAAATCGGTGTACGTAATAAAAATAACCGTATTTATGATGCGGATGAATACGTACCACAGATTGAAGCATTACAAGAAAAGATTAAAACAGGAAAACTATTAGGTGAATTAGACCACCCTCAAAATTTCGACATATCTCTTAAGAATGTATCACATTCAATTGAAGAATTATACTATGATAATGATACTAAGCAAGTAAGAGGTAAAATCCGTTTACTTAATACTACAGCAGGTAGAGAAGCTAAAGCTTTAGTAGATGCTGGTATTCCATTACATATTTCTAGCCGTGCAGCTGGTATGGTTGAATCAAATGGTCACGTTAAAATTAAGAGATTATTCACTTATGATTTAGTTGCAGACCCGGGTTTCGAAAACGCAGAACTTAGAAGAGTAAATGAGTCATTTGGTTTTTCTAATGATGATAACGTTCAAATTTTTGAACTAGATACACCCGTGTCTTTCGATAAATATTCTAACGTAAAAGAAAATAATGATTCCGAACAAATGGAAGGCGCAGTAAAAATAGAAGATTTTAATGCTTATTCTAAGCATATCACTGAGCAGATTAATTCTCTTAAAGAAATTGTAAAATCTTTAAAAGAATCAAATGGTTCTACATCGACTGATAAGGATAGTCAAATTGCTTATATGAATAAGATGTCTCAGAAAATGAATGAGATGTTTGCATATTTACAATATACTGCTAAGACACTAGACGAAGTTGTTTCTCATAATGATAGTATAGTTGAATCATTCCAGCAATTAGAAGGCTATGTACAACATGTAGCTGAAAGAGCTGATTTTGGTATTCAGTATGCTGAAGACTTAGGTAAGAAAACAAATGGTATCTTAGAATACAATAAATATTTAGCTGAGCATATTGATAACTTAGCACAATTCGGTGATTCATTAGCTGAAGGTTTAGATGACATCACAGCATACACTGAGTATATTAAAGAAAACTTAGAAACAGTAGGTCAATATAGTGATTATACTGCAGAAAATGTTAAGAGAATTAAAGCTAAGTTAGCAGCAGTAAATGAAGAAGATACTGCTAAAGAAATTGAAAAGAAAATCAACAAAATGGGTGAACCAGAACAATTAGATTCTAAAGAAGGTGAATCTGTTGTAGGTGAAGAAGAAAAAACTAAAGCACCTGTAGTTGAAGCTGAAAAGAAAAATGAAGTTGCTGAAATTCAAAATGAAAGCAAATCATATAAAGAAGGTATTCTTGAAAAGTTAGAATTAATAGTGGAATCTGCTAAGAAGCAAACAGTAGATTACAGTGGAGATTTACACTTCTTAAGATTAGTTGACGAAAATAGAAGAAATGAGTACAAGTCATTAAATGAAAATCAACAATTCCAATTGATTGGTGCATTTAAAGATAAGAACTATACATCTTCTAGAGAAGTTGAATTAATCTGGGAAAATGTAATGAATCCTCAACCTAAAGTAATAAACTTTATTGAGAGTATGCCTGTCGAATATCGTGCATCTTGGGATGCGGCAAATCAAAATACGAAAAACCGTATTATTGCTGAAGCACAATGGCATGAATTAAGTTCACAATACTTAATTGATACATTCTGGTCAACAAGAGATTTCCGTAACAAACAAGTTGAATTAGAGAAAGTTAATGAATCAGAAACATTAAAAATCGAAACTGCTAATGGTGGTTATGGAGTAAGTAAAGAATATTTACAGTTCTTCCAAAGTGATTTAATGAGAAGATTTGGTAAATAATCCCGGATATTCCGATAGATAATAAAAATAAAAGAAAAAATAATACATTTTATATGTACAGACCACAACCAATAAATGAATCAGAAGTAAGAGCTACTTGGGCTCCTATTATCGAGTCTGCTACTAGTATTAAGGATGCAAGCAAATTAGCTTGGATGTCTAAATACTGCCACTACCACAAGGTAGCTGAAGACGCAGGCATGGTAGATTTCGGTATGTTAAAAGAATCTATCTATAATCAAGTACACTTAAATCCAGGTATGAACGTTCCAGGAATGGGACCAGTTTCTTTCCCTGGTAATCCTGGTACTACTACTCAGTTCCATTCACAAGCTTATGGCTCAGGTGATAAACCGTTCAGCTTACTTCCATTATCTATGCAAGTTGCTGCACAAACAGTAGGTTTAGATTTAGTTCCAGTTGTTCCATTAGGCGGACCTTTCGGTATGTTAACATACTTAGACTTCCCTTATGCAGGTGGTAACTTAGCTACTCCTTCAGTTGTAGTTAACGGCTTAGGTGGTGCAGACGGTAGAGTTGCTCCTTTAATGATTAAGTCAAATGTTACTTATGTAACTGGTTTCGTTCCTGAAGCTAATGACGTATTCTATACAAAAGACGGTTCTGAGTATGCATACAAATTAACTTATGTTGCAAAATCTCGTATCGATGGTTACTCTATTTTCAAAGTAGAAGCTAACACAAATCCTGCTACAGTTCCTGCATCAGCAACTTTCCAAGCTGGTTACGATAACGGTATCACTTTAGCTGATATCTTCTTCGCTGGTTCTACAGTAGATTTAGTAGATGGTTCTTTAACAGTTGTAGCTAACAACACAGTTAATTCTGCTGAGTTAGTAAAAGCATTAGAAGACCACGTTACTGCATTCTCTGGTAGAGGATTCAAATCAGGTAATGTTGCATCTAACGACCCTTACTTACGTGAGGAAGGTGAATCAACTCCTGATAACTTAATCGGTCTTAAATTAAAGAACCGTTCTATCAAAGCTGGTACTTTACAAGTAGCTGCAGCGGTAACACGTGAACAAATCCAAGACTTAAAACAATTCGGTATTGATGCAGTAGCTCAAGTAGAAGCTGTATTAATCAACGAATTAACTCAAGGTATTAACAAGCACATCTTAGAAAGAATCTTCCGTTTAGGTAACACTAACGCGAAACAAGTATACGATGTAGATGGAACTAACTTAAGTTTATACGTATCTGCTTCTGGTACAACTAATATTACATTAGGTTTACCAATGGATTCAGATAACTTCGTAGATAACGTAGTTATGTCAACTGCTGCAACTACACCTACTTCAGGTGATAACGGTGGTACATTACAAAGAAGAATCTTATCAAGAATCTTAGCTGCATCTAACTTAATCGCTATCCGTGGTCGTAGAGGTGCTGCAAACTTTGCAGTTACTAACGGTCAAATTGCAACAGCTTTACAAGACATCGCTGGTTTCGTACCATATCCATTAGCAAACACAGTTAACCAAACTGCTGGTTCTTTATATCCAATTGGTTCAGTTGCTGGTGTTAACATTTATGTTGACCCTAACATGAGCTGGAACGATACAAGAATTGCTATCGGTAGAAAAGGTGACGGTAACTCTCCTGGTTTAATATTCATGCCTTATTTAATGGCAGAAGCAGTACAAACTATCGCAGAAGGTACTATGGCTCCTAAAACCTCTGTAAAATCTAGATATGCATTAGTTGAAGCTGGTTTCCACCCTCAAACAATGTACTATACTTTAGGTGTACAGTTCAATGGTTACTCAATTATTTAATCATTAAGTTTTATAAATTAAAAGCCTTCCAATTACTGGAAGGCTTTTTTATGATTTATACTACAAGTCAGTGATATATAAATCTAACGATATATAAAAAAACAAAAAACCTATATAATCATGGCATTTGAAATTAAAGCAATTGATAATTTCATTACAGAATGTAAAGCTTCAGGTAAAGATATTACCTATGATAACTTCGCACCAATTAATGAAAGTTTAAGTACAGATATTCAAGTACCTGCAGAAATATTCGAAGCATATTTAAAATATGTTGATATTTCAGGTACAGAAATGGTAACAATATTAGAATTTGAAAAAATTAAATCTTTCTCTGAATTTATAAATGACAGAAAAGAAGGTGATGATTCAATCTCAACTGAAGATGATGAGGATGATGATTCAACTGAAGGTGGTGAAGGTGACTCACATGATGAACCGGATGCAGACGATGCAGGCGCTGAAGGTGACGGTGACTCTGACGATGCAGGCGCTGAAGGTGATTCAGCTGAAGGTGACTCTGCTGAAGGTGAAGGCGAAGGTGATGCAGGTGCTGAAGGTGAAGGCGAAGGTGATGCAGGTGCTGAAGGTGAAGGCGATGCTGGTACTGAAGGTGACTCTGCTGAAGGTGAAGGAGAAGGTGACTCAGCTGAAGGTGAAGATGATGAAAAGAAAGATGATGAAGACTCTATGGCTATTAAGGTAGAGTCAGTTCAAACTCCACCTGAAAAAGTTGCAGCACAATCTGCTGAAACTAAAGATGATGAAAAACAACAAACTAAAGTAGACTTAGAAACCGGTGACGGTAAAAAGACTGCAGCATCTATAGAATCTGAAATTAATAAAATGGGTGAACCTGAAAAGAAATCAGATAAAGAAGGTGAGAAGTTAGTTGGAGAAGCTGAAGTACAAACTCCACCAGAAAAAGTAGCAGCTCAGGCAGCAGCAACTAAAGACGATGAGTCTCAACAAACAAAGGTAGATTTAGAAACAGGAGATGGTTCTAAAACTGCTGGTAAGATAGAAGATACTATTAATAAATTAGGTGAACCTGAAAAGAAATCTGACGCTGAAGGCGAAAAGCTTTTAGGGGAATCTAATGAAGAAAAAAAAAACTCTGAAGTAAATTTACTATCAGAGTCTTTAACTGACGAAGAATACGAAATTTTAAGCATGGATGAGGCGGAACATATTGCTGAATCCGTGCTTTTTTATGTAAATGAGGGTTTCGGAGATACTATTAAAGCAATAATTGGTTCACCTGTTAAATTCATTAAAATTAAAAGTAATTTAAAAGATTGGGCAAAAGCTAAATTAGATATAGCTGCAGTTGAAATGGACACTATTAGAAAGAAAGAAGCTGCAAAAGAAGACCCTAAGGGTATTGATAAAGATAAATTAGCTGCAGCCGCAAAATCTAAAAAAGAAGCTATTAATGGTAAAATGAAAGCTATCGAAGATAGATTAAAAGAATTAGCAACAACTGATTCACTAAGAGCTGTAGTATCATTAGGTAAAACTAAAGCAAGTTTAGAAGCAAATAAAAAACTATTAAAAATAGCTAATCAAGAAGAATTAGATGCTCTTAAAATTAAACTTGAAGACCAAATTGAAAAAGACCAAGAATCTATTACTAATATTGAGGATAAATTGAAAAAATATTCTAAAGATTCTGCAGCAGATAAAGACGGTGAATCTACATCAAAGAAAGATAATCCTGAATCTAAAGATAATAGTAAAGGAGACAATACTATATCTAAAAAATCTGGTGAATCTACATCAAAGAAAGATAATCCTGAATCTAAAGATAATAGTAAAGGAGACAATACTATATCTAAAAAATCTGGTGAATCTA